AATTACTAGATTTAATGGTTAAATTTATGATTGCTCACGTACATCCTTTCCACGGAGTCCCACCAGTACCGACTGCATCGGACGGTACAACATCGGCACAGATACTTACAGAATTACAAAATGCACCTAATAATATTCTAAATCAAAATATCCGAATTAATTGATATTTATCTAAAAAAGATAAATGTCAATTCACAGGTCATATTTTTCAAAGAATAATACAATAATTTATAATTCTTTAATCAACACAGGTCAAAATCCTGTTGTTGATTTATTTTTTGGGTCGTCAAATGGTACGGTCTCTAGTCCTGGTTTTTCTAGATTAATTTTTGATTTAGATTTAAATACTCTATATGAGAAGTACAATAATGGGACTTTAGGAAATAATTGTTGTAATGTGGTAACTACGACCACAACTAATTCAACTATTACCACTACAACTACCACGTCACCATTTTGTGTACCAAATATGAAACACGTATTAATGATGACCAATACTATAAAATTTGATGATTCATTAATCAACACATATAATTCTGATGATAGGTTACGTGCAACATCATTTGATTTAGTTCTGTTTAGAATACCAAAAACCAATGATGGATTTCCACAATATTGGGATGAGGGTGTTGGGTATGACTATTATAATACTAATAAAACATTGATTAAGGACAATGGTTATATTAACTTAACTGACCCAGAACAAGATAAACAAGTATCTGATAGACCTTCAAATTGGTACCAAGGAACGACATTAGAATTTTGGGGAACTCCTGGTATATATGATAACAAAAACTCAGGGACAACTAACTATTCAGGTCTTACAATAATTGCAAAACAACATTTTGAATTTGGTAATGAGGACATCAATTTTGATATGACAGATGAAATTAATGGAATATTAACTGGTCAAATAACTGGTGTCACGGGATGGGGAATTGCGTTCTTACCTGACTTTGAGAACATTACGGGACTAACATCTAATTATTCGGTTTCTTTTTTCTCAAGACATACTCAAACATTCTATGAACCATTTTTATTAACAACATATGATGATATAATCCAAGATGATAGAAATCTCTTTGTTGAGTTTCAAAATAATAAATTATACCTTTATGTTAATATTGGTGGTAAAATGCAGAATTTAGACACCGCACCAACTGTTTCTATATTTGACTCAAATGGTGACCCACTTACAGGAATGACAGATTTACCTTCTTGTCAGAGGACTTTAGGTGTTTATGAAGTATCTCTTCCCGAATTTGTTGGTTATTTTACACCTTGTACATTTACCGATAAATGGTCAAATGTATACTATAATGGTATAAAACTACCTGGCATTGAAAATGAATTTATTTTACAACCATTTAATAAAAAATTCAAGATAGGCTCATTGTCAGTTGACCCACAAATCTATGGATTTGATTTTTACGGAATTAAACAAGATGAGAAAATATTAAATACTGATATTAGGAAGGTGGGTGTTGTAATTAAAAAAGCTTATACTACTAATACACTTTTACCTTACGTTGACGCAAGTTATCGAATATATGTTAGAGAAGGTACCACTGAGGTTCAGGTACAAGATTGGACAACAATTAATAGGACCCCAAATGAGTATTATTTTATATTTGACACTAGAGATAAAATACCAAATGAATATTACATTGATATTAAAGTAGAATCTAGTGGTCAAATAGATACTTATAAAAAACAGATTAAATTCCAAATAGTAAACAAAAAATGAGAAAGATAAGACTAACTGAAAGTCAATTAATAAAGATTATTAAAAATGTCATAAATGAAGGAATAGATACTCCTAATTTCATTAATGACATTTTAGAAAAAATAGGTGATGTTGGTTATAAAGGATTAACCGAAATCGAACAAACAATGATTGATTCATTTTCAAATGATATGTTTGATAAAGATAACATAATATTTTTAATTAATAAAAAAATAGCTAAGGGGGGGTTAAAATCTTTATCCGAAATTGAACTTTCATTCTATGAGGACAACTCACCAATTACTGACGAAGACGATGGAGGTCAAGATTATGTTGGTGTTTGGGATTATGAAAACCCACAAAGTGATTTAAATGGTATGCAATTTAGGTATCGTTCATCATATGATGAGGACGATGGTTTAATACATGAAGGTGAGCTAATTGTTGGTGATTATAGTTTTTTTGGGAATGTTTATTGTGATATTGAGGGGAACTATGACACTTGTAGTTTTGAAACGGATGATGATGAACTTTTATTTGAAGTATTTAAGGGTAGTGAAAAAGAAGTTAGAAGATTTTTTGAACAGGTCTGTGACGATTTAAAAGGAAATTTTAATGAAATGTTATGAGAAATATAGAACACAAAATAACTAGATTACTAAGAGAAGAAACTGAAAGATATATGTTTTTCAGTAATTTAGAACAAATGAGAAGACAATGCGATTTATTGTTAGATTTAGACCAAAACCAAGTTGAGGGGATTCTTAAAAATGGACACGATTGGGCTCAAGACCACATTGCGGAAGCTAAGAACAATATGGACCAAGTTTTTGATTTCTTAATGAATGAAACTAAAAGTACTCATAAGATGCAAGATGAGGTTAGGTATCCGATGGAACCCGAAACAATGATGGAAGGACGTAAAAAATCAGGTACTAAACTTTGTGCTAGAGGTAAAGCCGCCGCAAAATCAAAATTTAAAGTATATCCTAGTGCTTACGCTAATGGTTACGCAGTTCAAGTGTGTAAAGGTACCAAACCAGGATTAGACGGAAAGAAAAAATGTTCGTCACCATATTGTTAGTATAGAATTTTTGTCATATCTTTGTCGTATTAATCATAAATGATATGAACAATTTTAAAAAACTATACGTTAAATTACGTATTCAATTACGTAATTTGATGACACAACCAGAACATTATTTGGAAGAAAAAAAATACACATCAATGTGTGTTTCAGTGGCAAAGACTCTAATTTCATTACCTGATTCTGAACTTATATATACCCCACAAAGTTACAAATACTACATTAAAAATGTAAGGTTGGGGATTTATATGGTTATTAATAATGATGTACTATCTGTGACTAATCATTCATACTCATATGAAGTCAAATTATCAGGTAAAAGTTCAAGAATTTTAACAAATAATTTTGATTATCATCTCGAAAAAAGAGGACAAGAGTTTGATTTAGAAATGATAAAACAAATTAAAGAGTCGTTATCTTCTGTATATAATAAACTAGAAATTACGAATAAGTAATTTTTTTCAAGTGATTTTTAATACTCTCAACTAATCTTGTAAACAAAATTTCTTCGTTAGTTTTTTTCTTCTTTGGTTTATACGATACCATTTTAGGTTTATTTCCTGTACCTGTCTTTGGGTTTGATTTTTCAGCTTTTCTCTTCTGAGCACAAGCTGATTTTTTTTGACTATCTGACATTTTTCCAGCCACCCCTGCTGCACGACATTTAGGATATGCTTTATCTGATGCCTCAGGTCTCCCACAAGGAGGATGTTTACCATTTTTATCTCTTTTACAGATATTAACCCAAGGACCCTTTGGTTGTTTACTACCTTTTGGTTTTTTCTTAGTACCGAACCAAACGGCTAAATCCTCTTTAATTGTATGTACATCATGTGTGGGTAATTTATATCCACTTTCAGGATGTTTTTCCCACACACCAACAACCTTTTTTGTGTTGTTTTTTAATTTTTTTTGTTTTTTTGTCGTATTAACCGGGTGTTTTGAAAACTCACTAAAAGGACCTAGCTCTTGTTTTCTCCATTTTTTTAACCCTAACTCTATCGGTCCTGTATAAGGTCCTGATGAGACCCAAGAATCTGTTGCTTCACGTAAAAAATCTTTTATTTTCTTTTTTAAACTATCCATATTTTCTTTTAGATTGTAATCATTATTCAAAATACCTCCATCTTCATCATTTTGTTCAGGATGTTTTTTACTATTTAAAGATATTTTTCTTGTCTTTTTTTCTAATTTATTAGCGACTTTTCTTGGCTCATCCATTTTACCATCGTAACTATCATAAGCTAATAAAGCATTATTATACTTAGATACAGGTTCAGTAAATGGGGTTAAACTATCCTTATCAAACATTCTTGTTCCTGGTTGTAACGGAGCTTGGTATTTTCCTACCGATGTATTTGTGGAAGTTGCCTCATTTATTTTATTTTTTTTGTAATTCATAAAATTTACCCTATATTTGTATAAATATTTGATTTTATGGAACAGACAGAAGAAACAGAAAAACAACCATTAGGTTCGTTATTTGGAACGATTAATTACTATAGTCTTGATGACTTAGATAGATTTGTTGCGTCCATGCAAAAAGACCAGGCAGTGTATTGTTTGATTCAATCAGTACATCTAGGGTTTCAAAAACAAATTTTCTCAATGCAGGAAATTGAAGTACTTTCAAAATGTTTACGTTTAATAGTTCAAAAAGATGAAAAATAGTTTGTTTATTCTATTTTTGTTGTTAGGTCTAACCCTATACTCACAAAATGATTGTTATATGTATAAATCAAATATAAGATACCTTGAGTGTAGTAATGGGTACATCACAACAAACAAATATCCCGTTACGTCTGAAAATAGGTATTTACGTAATCTAAACATTGATTATCTAAGACTAGATTCAATTAATTACAACATTGAAAAATGTTTAAATGAATTTAGACGAGAATATAATTGTCCACCTCTAACACATTTGAAAATTTTAGATGAATTAGCAAAATTACAATGTGATTATAACTATTATAATCATACAACAGGTCATTATAATTCCAAATATGGTGAGGATGTTGGATTAAGAGCTCAATACCTTGGTATAACGACGTTAAAAAGAGTTGGTGAGGTCTGTATGTACCGACAACATAGTTTGCTTGAATTTCCTAGCTATAAATCAATAAATTTAGACTACGTTAGAGATGTTATGGATTACTATTGGTTATCCCCACTTCATAGGAATTGTTTGTTGAATTTAAACTACGTTTACTATGGTTTTTATAACCATTATAATAAGGACACTAAGGAATATTATAATGTAATGATTGTAGGGTATTAAATAAAAAAAGGTCAGATTAATCTGACCTTTTTTATCATTGAAGATTAAGATTATCTTAACTCTCTCAAGTCGAATGTACGTACACCATCAACTTGGATACGTCCGTAGAAACGGTTGTTAACCATTTTCTTAGCGTAACGTGTCATGATACCCTTGATAGGAGTAAAGTTGAATGGGTTATACATAGTTGGAGTTAATTGAAGTGGTACGTATGGAGCGTAGATGTAACCAGTATCCAATAAAGATGTACCCTTATGACCAATCAAAACTGTGTTTGGTGGGAAGTATGGGTCACGATATACTTGGTAACGACCTGCTAAAGTACCAACTCTTTCAATACCCATGTTGTATTGGTCTTGCTCAGGAGCAGCATTTGATACGTGGAAATATTCCAAGTCATCAAAAATCGCACTGATTTCAGAAGATACAACAATCCAGTTAGCACCACCTCTTAGGGTAGACTTGTGGATTTGAGCAGAGATTTGGTTGATAGCTGTAATCAACGTTTGGTTCCAATCCTTTTGAGTGTAAGGAACTGCGTTATTACCTAGTCTCTTCCATCCGTTGTAATCCCAACGTAATGTCCAAGCTGCACCTTTACGTAAGTCACGTAAGATTTCACGGTCAATTTCAGCAGCAACTTGCTCAGAAAGTAATGCTGTTAATTCAGCTTCAGCGTCGATGTTGTGGAACGCAGCCACGTCTTGAGCCATTTCTGGAGACCATTGTGCTCTTAATTTTCTTTCAGTTACAGAAACTGTTACAGACTCTAAATCGAAAGAAACTTCACCAATTTTGTCTTCAAATTCTAACTCTTCGTATCTACGATAAACAACTTTGAATGCTTGGCCAGCACCAGTAAATGCTGCCCAGTTAACTGACATACCAGTGTAGCCATCTAAAGTGTCACCAGTACAAGTTAAACATACTGGACATTGTAAATCCACTTCAAGATAGATACAACCATCTTGTGAACAAATATCCCAATATTTTCCACCTGAACCAGTTGTTGGGAATGATGTAGAACCCCAAGAACCATATTGTACTAAACCTTTACCATATTGTTGAGTAACAGCACGGAAAGGAACAATAGAAACACCAGTCAAACATGATGCAGTCCAACCAGATTGAGCAGTAACGTTTGATTGAGCAACAACTCTTAAATCAGAAAGGAAAGTTTCAGTATCCATTTCGTTTCCGTCAGGACCGATTAATTTACCTTCACCACTTGTTGCGAAACCACACATTTGGATTAACGCTTTTCTGATAACTTTGTTAGTGTAAGCAGCAGTAGTTGTAGAACCAGTTGTCAAAGCACCATTGTCCCAAGCAACTAAAGTTGCGTTTTGTGTGATTGCAGTCCACTGACCTTTTGAATAATCAAATAAACCAGCTGGGTCTAAGTTAGGTTCGTTACCTTCATAGAACAAATCATAAAGATTCTTAGTGTAATAATCAGTACCTGCAGTACCATTAGCCATTTGTGGGTAACCTGCATCTGGACTTCCAGGATAGTTACCAGGTGAACCTACTGGTGCATAGTGTTGACCTGATGCAGTAGCAGTTGCTCCAGTGTAACCTTGGATACGTGGTACGAAGTAGAACAATTTACCAATTGGTAAGTTCATAGCTTGTACAGATACGATATCGTTAGCCAACAACTTAGAGAATACACGTCTTACGATTGGGAATACGACAGTTTCAAAAGAACCTGAAGAATCTGTAGAAGACGCTTCGTTAATCAAATGTGACGCTTGGTTTTCATACAATTGTGCAACATTTTCTTTTAGGTGGCCTTTAAGACCTTCTAGGAATCCTAATTTATCCCATTTGTTTATAGTGTCTTCTTTGATAACTTTCAAGTGCTTAAGACCGATGTTACCAACTAATCCACTTTCTAATAATGCTCCCATTTTTTAATTTGGTTTTTTATTTTTGTGTTTATTTTTATTTTATTAACTTTTGCATGATATCCTTCATTCTCATGAATTGAGGATTCTCATAAGTTTTAGATTCAATCAAATTGATTGCGGAACCTGTTGAAGGTGTCTTATTGATTTTAGTTTCAACTGATTCTTTAACAATTTGACTATCGTTTTTCGATGAAAGTTCATCCTTTATAGTTTTATATAAAGTCTTAGATTCTTTAATTGACTCAGCTCCATCAAAACGTCTCAAAATGTTAATCTTTTCTTGTTTTGTAGTAGTATGTTCAGTGAACAATCTAGTAGCATAAGCCAAGTTAGAATTAAATACCGCAACTTCGTTAAGTTTGTCTCTGAATAAATTCAAAGCTTTACGATATTCATCATTCTTAGATTTTAACATTTCAATTTCAGTGTTAACTGATTCAGTTGCTAAATGACGTGGTGCAGTTCTTGGTTTGTTTAAACCATTTCTACCCCATTTCTTACCATTACCTAGTGTTCTAGCAGCTTCAGTATGTTCACCTTTTTTCGCTTTTGCTGGTGCTGGTTCATTTTCCTTATTAGGATTTCTCATCGGATTACCAGCTTTTCTTTCAGTTTCAGTACCAGGTTTAACTTTTGGTTTTGCAGGTGCTGTTTTAGTTTCACCTTCCTTAAACTCAAATTTTGGACCTTTACCCATTCCAACTCCACGAGAACCTTGTTTTTTATCTTCTTTAAATCCTCCTGTAGTTTTCTTGTAATTAAACTTTGGTTTACCGAATCCTTTACCTTTAGGTTTGAATCCAATACTTTCATTTGTCATTTCTTCATTTTCTTCGTCGTAATCCTCATCTATTTCTTCGTCAATTTCTTCATCCATTTCTTCGTCCATTTCTTCGTCCAAAGTAATTTCGTAAATTGTTTCTTCAGATGACATTTCCATGTTGTCCATCTCATCCATTTCATCAATCTCATCAATATAAGACTCTTGGAATTCGTTATCAAACTCGAATTCGTCATCATCATTATTATTATCTAAATTGTCATTGTCTGACACATTAGATATTGCAGAAAGAAGTTCATCCATTTCTTCTGGAGTAAACTCTTCAGATTCGAACATTTCTTCGTTTGATTCCATTTCGTTAAGTTTGTTTTTTGGATTTTTAGTAACTGACTCACCCATTTTGATTAGGTAATTTTTATCAGTGTTATTATCTGATAATGAGATAGTATCGTCACTATTTTTTTTAATAATGATACCATCATCCTCACCCATTTCCATGAATGCTTTGATAACGTCTGACATAGGGGCATTTGTTAAATCTTTAACAACTTCCTCTTCATCGTCAACTGACAAATCAACATCTGTATCGTCTATATCTGTATCCTCTACATTATCAATATCAACCTCATCGGTATCCATTGTTGCAGCATCAT